AGATAAGTTATCATGTGAGAGGGCTAGCCGAAAAAATCGTTTAGTCCTGTCAGTACAACTTCACCACTCTTTTTAGTTTTAGGATTCTTTACCTTAACTGTATGTTTTAGTTTTGGCATAGTATCAAAAAACTTTTGAAGTTCTTTAAACTGTTTTGTATTTAACTGTTCAACAAACTCAATTAACTCTTTTTTAGTCTGATCTTTTGCTTGATAGACTTTTTCACCATTCTTTTCGTATATCTGTAATATACAAACACTAATAACATCTAACATATTACTAGCATTAACATTTTGTATACCAGTTTCAGTAAATGAATCAATAGTAGGATATGTCATAATCATACCCATATCATCTGTTAATTCAATCTTATTAGTATGTCCTTCTTCAACTTGTACTTGAACCTCACTTAAATTAATCTCTGTATCAACATAAGTCTTTTTGTCATCAGGACATAATAACTTTAACTTAGAAATTTCACCTACTGATTTTGCTCGTATATTTAAAAATATATACTCAATATCGAACATAGGCATAGTTCCTAAATCTATTTTGCCAAAAGTACATTCAGATACAATATCTTTTACTGCCTGAATGATGTCTGCATTTTTTCCAGATTCTAATGCCATCAATAAAATCTTTTCTTCTTTTACTAGAAACGGACGATATTTTATTTTCTCGTCTGTACTAGGTACTTCCAACTCATAAGTCGGAGTATTCAGTTTTGGTAGTGCCATAATTTATTCTCCTTTATTATATAAAATTATGTATATTAGAAAAACGGTGGGAATAGTTTCCCCTTAAATAGTCTTCCTATTGGTACTTGATTTTTGGCTGAATTAAATACTTCACGACCTGCCCTTTGTAATTCAGGTGGTAGTTTGCCAAATAATCCTGTGTCTGGTTGTTTAATATCATGTTGCGTTTGGGTAGACGTCCCAAAAGTCATGCCTGCAATTTTATCAGTTGCAAGATTGTGCCATTGTTTATATTGAAATCCTACTGTAACTCTTACTATTTGATTACTAGAACCGTAATTATATTCAATTGCACTAACTGTCTCAGGATAACACTCTATTGCTTCTATACCATAAGTTGGTACATCTCTATCACCTTCACCGTCAAGTGATCCTAATTGTAAAATCTGTATTGACCCAACATAATCATCATAATATCCTGCCTTATGATTGACCATATCTACTGCAGCTTTTTGCCACATCTCAAAAAAGTGTCTTTCTCTTAGATACTTATCTCCATAAAAAGTAGCACCTATTGTTCCTGTAAAACCATGTCCTGTAACCATTTGTCTAGGTGGACCAAAATGATCTATTGTTTCTGATTGTAAATCATGGGCAGGCATTTGTATAGATTCACACATTATATTGATTTGTTCGCCCATTTGTTTAGATAATTGTTGTAGTTTTACAGCACCTTTATCTGGCGATTGCACTGGTTGTAGTCCTGCAGCTTTCACTAATCCTGGATCTACTTGACCTTCACGATAACCAACTTTTGATGAAGCAATTTGTAGTTGTTGTAAGTTTGTTGGTAAGTTTATTCTAACAGCAAATCTTGCTGGTCTAGCAAAACCCTCTGCTCTTGCCATCATAGCACGGAAACGACCTATCGTAGTCTCTGGATTTGCTCTAGTATAGTTTGCAGGATAATCTATTCTATCATAAGACCTATCTCTAGGAAAACCTACTCTTATGTCAAAAGGTCCTACTCGTTTGCCTGCTCTAAAAATTGCCATTACTTTCCTTGTGCGTTATATGCCTTATAAGTTCTTCTTTTATGTTTGTTCATAGATGAAGTTTTGATCTTACCTCTACCGATTGTAGTTCTCTTAGGTGCGTTTTCACGATATACATTTTCAGTTTGTTTCGCTCTTGCCATTAGTATGGTTGTCCTTTCTCAAATCTTGCGACTGGTAAAAATATTGCGATTGCCATTTCATCTGCTGGTATATTTAAAAATGATGTTCTCACTTGACTAAACAAATATCTTTTGATAGTTTTCTTAAAATATCTACCTGATAATTCGCCAATATTATATCTCGTATTCTTGTCATAGTTTTTATCTGTAGCAAATCTTGACAGTTGTCTTAAAAAATTAACTCTTGCACCAGGTTGTAGATAGTGAAAGTTGATACCATAGAAACCACCTTTTGCAGGTTCAATGGGAAAGATCAAAGGAAATCTATCATACAAAGGTAAGAACTGTTTTAGTTTAGGGTCATAACCAAAAAGATTCATTACGCCATACTTTGGTCTTATTGTTGCTTTTCCTTGATTTATCAATGCACGAGCACCAGGTGTGGTCATTGACTGCACCTGTTTTTTGTACCAGTCATATGATTTAGGACCTGTTGTTGTGTCTAGTATCTTATCAAATACTGTCTTTGCCATGCTACTATTTATATGGGTTTATAGATAGTAATTAACTCTTCCTTACCTTTGACTTTGATTTTATCTACTTCAATTGACTTGATATTCTTTAGTTTTTCTTGTGTATATGACGGATACAATAAAGGCGTTACTTTACCGTTTTCATCTTTGTAATTTCTAGTTTGTGCTTCTAATCTTGCAGCTAAATTTACTGCGTCACCGATCACAGAATAATCTAATCGCATTTCACTACCCATGTTACCTACAATACAAGTGCCAGTATTGACACCTGAACCTATATTGATATCAGGTAAACCTTTTTCTTTAAATTCTGTTTTGATTTTATCTGTTTCTTCGGCACATTCGATAGCAGTTTTGACTGCCATCTCAGCATGATTCTCACAATCAAGTGGTGCATTCCAAAATGCCATAATACAGTCGCCCATATACTTGTCTATTGTACCACCATTCTTTAATACTATTTTTGACATACGATTTAGATAGTCATTGATAACTTCTACAAGACCTTCTGGATCATCATTATTTTTATAGTACTCTGAAATAGGTGTAAATCCTACAATATCCATAAACAAGAATGACATCTCTTTTCTTTCGCCACCTAATTTTAGTTTCTCTGGATTCTTGACTAAGATTGCAACTTGTCTAGGGTCTAGATACTTCTCAAACTGTTTTCGTATTTGTTGTTTTAGTTTAAATTCTAATATAAATCTTAAAAATGTAGAATGAAAAGCAACTAATAAAAATGTTAGCAATACCCATGTAAAATCTACTAATACTAAACTTTGTTTAAAAAATAAATCTGTATAAACTGGTAAACCAATTGATACAAAAAAGATAACAGCAGCTATCAAACCATAACCAAAGTATCTTGCAACAATAATCATAACAAAACCTAATACAAATGCAACAATTAATTCTATAAGTGAATCAAACCTTTTGATTGTTTCGCCATCTAGTATTGTTTGTAGTGAATTAGCAGATATGACATAATCATATTGTTCACCTGTTGGTGTCGCAACTATACTAGATAATCCCTCTGCTGTCAAGGCAATAATTACAGTAGTTCCTGCAGCCTCAGAAAAGTCTTGACTAGAAGCAGATATTGTGTTAAACTCTTTGTTCCACCTTAACCATATTCTTGCGTTTGCGTCTGTGTTGATAGTATCATAACCTGGCACTCTCATAGCAGTTACACCAAACTCATCTGCTTTTACTTGATAACTAGGATCACCTACTGCAACTCTGATAGTTTCAATTGACATATTAGGATAAACTTCATCACCTATCTTCATTAATAAAGGCACTCGTCTTACAACACCATCAACTTCAGGTGCTGTATTAATTACACCTACACCATTTGTACAGCCTGCAAGTTTTGGTAATGGGCCCACCATACCAGGCCACTCATATAAAAATGCAAGTGGATCACCTATCTTTGCAACACCTCTAGGCACAGGATTAGATGTTCTATTTTGTACTGTGCCCGTTTGTGCTATAACTGTGCCGTATGTTAGTGTCTCACAAAAATAATCATCTTGACCAAATCTATCTTCTTCACTAAACAATATGGGCATAACAATAATACCTGTCTCTGCTTGTCGTAAGTTTATAATTAAGTCTGCTATTTTATCTCTAGGCCAAGGCCATTGACCATACTTTTCTATTGCAGCTTCGTCTATTGTTATGATTGTAATATCTTGTGAAGGCGACTTATCTTCATTTGCTAAAAGAATATCAAATGATTTTAATCTTAAAACTTCTTTGACCCATGGATCTTGTAGACCAATATAAGTCATAATAAACAGCGTGATGAACGCTGTCATCCAGTGTGTAAAATATTTCATACTAATTTTGATTAATTGTCATACTGCAAGAAGTATGACCGCACCAGAAAGAGCCACTATAACTTTTATTATTACCTGTTTGATTGAAATACATTGATGAACCATCACTTGTTCTACCATCAACATCAATATCAAGTGTATTGTTATTACCTATTTGATCGATATCAATAATAAAATTATCCATACTTATGATATCAAAATCAATATCATTATCTTGACCATCTTGAACAGAATTAAATGTGCCACCATCTGTTTGATTATCGATTGTAAAATTTAAATCATTACCTTCAGCATATGCACTTACAAATAAAACAACAACTAATACGGATATTAGTATCATATTTTCTTTAATTACTCTAATTATATTGTTGAATATTGATCTCATTTTCTTGTCCTAATAGTTCAAAATCATACATTTCAAACTCTCCTTGTATTATATTTAGTATATATCCATACTCTTGATCTAATCTTAACTCAATATATGCACCTGAAGCGTCCTCTCTTATCCATACCCATTGTGGTTCCTCATCTAATATAATGACACCTGTTTCAGGATTCTTACCTAAAAATATACCATCTATTGACCCTCTTTCGTCTTGTTTATCAAACTCATTTCTCATTTGTTCTGCAAGTTCTTCATTGATTTGTTTGAGTATGTCTGCCAAAAAGTTTTGTTGTAAAAAATCTATATCTAAACCTGTTACATATAAGTTTTCCTCTTCTTCAAGATAATCTTTATCTAAATCATCAATCTGTAAAAAGTCTATATCTAATGCGTCTGCAACTGCTTTAATTTTTTTCACATAGTTTTCATCTTCTATCTCTTTTGGTTTAGATATAATAAGCATATTGTTTATCATGTCTATTTCTAAATCTAATTTTACAGGTGGTGAGGGTGGACTTTCTGGCACAGTAACCTGTGTAGCTTGAAATGCTTGATTTAAAATCACCTGACCAGCTGCACTCTCAACACTTATCTCACCTACAAAACAATTGCCTTGTACATCACAACTTGGTAATAATATAATAGTAGAACCACCTAGTTCATCTATTGTCATAGAAAAATCTGTACCACGAACACCAATTGTTGCAGTAGGTGTTGTTATGACTACATTTTGTTTTGAATTTTTTGCAATTTGTCCTGACGCATATCTAACTGTGCCAAGTTTTGCTGATAGATTTAGTTTACCTGTTTTACTATTAGGGTCATAGACAAATTCATCTATAATAAGTTTACTGTGTTGTGTAACATCAACTCTGGTTTCGTCAATAAACAAAATACCAACTTTACCGTTGCCTGTTTTTACTGTATCGTATTGAAGAATATCTAAAGATTGTTCGATAGTGATATTTTTTTCACCATCTTTTCGATCAACTACACCTTTACCTTCTAGTTGATTT